AAAGTTGTTGAAAAGAAATTTATAGTTTGTCTTACTGCCGGAGGAAGAGGGGAGGAATTGTCGGTAGTTGCTGAAGATGAAGAGGACGCCAAAATTCAAGCACAGAAAGCTTGGCCAGATGCAGTTATTCATAGTGTGGTGGAAGAGGGCAAGATCTCGCAGGAAAAGAAAATAACCGAAACTGTAAAAGAGCTAATTGGTGAAACTCCTGGAATATCTGTCGAGGATCAGAAGATACTTAATTGGGCCATGGATAATAAAGTAATTGATCCTGAATTTCCAGATGATGATGTAATGTTTGATGCTTTATCAATAGTATTTGAAGATCCAATGATGAAGAGGAAGTTAAAAGATGTTCATAATCTTGGAGCAATAGATAAAGCCGATTGGGATAGCTATTATTTGAAGTATGTAATGCTGCCAAAGGCCAGGGAAGCTTATGCTAAAATGGCTGAACCCAAAACCAACGAACAAAAAGAGGATTGGGATTTAACATTCAAATATGATCATGATATACTTACTGGAAATCTTTTGCTTGACAAGGAAGGGAATCCATATCTAAAGCATTCTATAGAAGGAAGGAAGATTCGCGTATTTACTGATTATCAAGCTGGATGGGTAGAGGGTAAGGGGGCTACCCCAGTAAGAGAAGCTAAAGTTCAAGAACAAGAAAAAGATAGCTACACTCCAATAGCAAAGGGAATTGTTGATAAGGCAGAAGCAGATAAACTTGCTCGGGATAAAAAAGGAGTGGTCGTTGCGGACGAGGAAGATCCCAAGAAGTTTATGATTATTGTAAAAGAGGCTGTGGAAGAAGAGTATAAGCCAAAAGTTATGCGCAGTAAGATGATTGATGTAATGTATGACTTGGGATATCATCTTGCTGGTGAGAGAAAAGAAGAAGAGGCACGTGTTCTTGAGTTTAGAAAAGGTGACGATATTATTGAGATAAAGTTAGCTTTAGAGGAAGAAAAGGATTAGAATGATAGAACTATTCGAGAAAATACTGAAACTCGAAGTTGGAGAAAGTAGTATTGATTACCCCCAGAAGGATCTGGATAGTTCTGTTTGGATCAAGAAGGAAGATGGCTCATATACTCCTCAATTAGATATAAGAGATAAAATTGAGAACCTTATTAAGAATTACCAGGATAAAGACCTTCTAAGCATTGCAGATGAAATTCACATAGTTGGTTCGATCGCGAGTAACCAGTACCTTGATGACTGTGACATTGATATTCATATTATTCCCAAAAACATCAAGGATTGGTCGGAAGAAGAAGTAGAAGAAGTGACAAATTGGTTTAATAAACATCGAGATGAAATGGATGGTTTCATTGGTAGCCACCCGGTTGAAATTTATATTCAAGTAGAACCAAGTCAGGATTTGATGAGCGACGGTTGCTATGATTTATTAAATGATAGGTGGCTAACCGGACCAAAAATTGTTCCAATGGACTTGGATCCTTATGAAGATTATTCTCATATACTTGATGACGTTAAGGATGCTGTAGAAGATGCTGATCTCCTTCTTGGAGAGCTTAAAAGAGATGTAATTGACTACGAAGTAATTAAACAGGCTATGGAAAGGATGGCTGGAGAAAACAAGGAAAAACTACTCAAGAAGCTTCAAGATAAACTTAGCGAGATGGAGGATGATATAGAAGCTCTGTATAAAGAGAGAGGTGAGTGGGTTGATAAAAGACGTAAAGCCTCTAAGCCAGCTACTCCGGAGGAAGCGTTAGAAGATGTTAAGTTGGCAAAGCGATGGAAAGATACAAATGCGCTTTTTAAGTTTGTCAATCGATATCATTACCTAAGAGTGATAAAAGATTTAAAAGAATTACTTGCAGATGACGAAATAACACCAGATGAAGTAAGCAAGATTAAAAACATTATGGGGATGTAAAGATGTCGAGACTCATACCTCGTGAAACAATTGATGTTCTAAGGAGTTTCGTAGATATAGCTCTTGATGCTATAGGAATTGATTGCACCTTATACATTCCAACAAATACTTCCTTTGCAGATGCAGAAAAGAAAGACATCTATGCAGTTCCAACTGATTATGAGTATGTTTCCTATTCTGCTAAAGTTTTTATCAATTGGACACCAAACATCTGGAAGTTAAAGAAGTTGGGATTGTTTCTGGAAGACCAGTTACCTGTTTTATGCTGGTTTGGCAACAAGGCTACTATCTTGGAAGGTTCAGAAGCTGGGTCAGTAGTTGCAGTAGATGTTTGTATTCACAGTTACTTCGAGATTACACCTGAATTTATTCCAAATAATTACAAAGGAATAGAGCAGTTTGAAATAGTGAATATGGCTAGCAAGGGGATGCAGGATGCGATGATACGACAGATTTATAGTGCAGTTCCTAGAAGAGTGCAGATATAGGAGTCGAAAATGTTTGATAATATATTTGAAAATACTGATTCGGGATCTGTTATAAGGTCAATTCTCTCGGCACTACATGAGCTAGATTATGTTATAGTTGGTGGAAACTTATCTGATTTAGATGCTGATGAACTATATGAAGTTCATGATCTCTTTAGAGAAGGGGATAATGATGAGGCTATTCTTTATCTAGAAGATCGAGGGATAGATGTACACTCTCAGATATAGAAAGGTTTTAACAATAGATATGAATCAACTATTTGAAACTCTTCAGAGAGTGAACGAGATGAAGGATGAACCCATTATCACAATTACCAAAGTTGTTGATGATGGTGGTTCTGAGCTATGGGCAGAAGATGAGTTTGAATTCCAACTTCACCCACTTTATGATGAATATAAGAAGGACAAAGAAGCTGCTAAGAGACTTGCTGATGATCTGAGGAAAGTTGCAGATATGGTAGAAAGGCAAAGCAATGAAAATTCGGAAACTTGAAAACATCTCTGACAGTGTTGTAAATCTAAAACACAAGAATGGAGCAGAAACTACTCTTCCTCCTGGACAAACACTTCGGGATATAGATATTACCAACTTAAGTGAAGTGCAAGGTCAAGTTAAAGCAATACATGACTTGACAGAGGTCAGTGAGGATAGTGGAAAAACCCGATTGGACGATTAAAACAATGAAAATGCCTAATCCATCCGATAATCTAATGTTTTTTAAGATAGCTTTGGATTGCTCAAAGGATGATCCAGAAGAGTTCAAAAAGCATAGTGCTGCTGCTTTGGCTGCTAGTAAGTTATGTAATGATTATTCTAAAATGAAACAAGTATTTTTGGGAATTGAGCCCGAATCTTATGCAGAGTCGTGGATGGTACAGAACCTTGTTCGTGCTACTAGAGAGTTTGAAGATTTAGTAGTTATCTATTTTGTCAAAATAGTGTTAAAGGTAAAGAGTAGTCGAAAGTCCCGAAAACCACGTAAGTAACCTTTTATCTCTTTAATCTACCTATCTCACTTAACGCAGAACCGAGGATCACAGTTGAAATGACGAGTAGTAGTGTAACATATGGGTATGATGCTGCATTGAAGAGCTTATTATACGATAGGTTTGCAGATACTATTGGAATAAGTCTTTTAAGTAGTGACAAAATTGAGAACATGAATCAGGGCTTGTTTCAGTGCCCATTTGAGATAGCTCAAAGAGAGGCTTCCGAAAAGCGAAGTACCAACTTTCTGGAATTCATGCACTTCTATAGGATGGGAATGAATCCAAGTTGGGATAGGCAGAGAACAGTTCTAGCTCAAAGAGGTCTTTGGGCGTTGATGGATAAAGATGCTGATAAAAGGCTACTAACCAATATCAAGGCTCAACCTGTTGATCTTCTTTACAGTGTATGGTTCTGGAGTAAGAATTGGGAAAAGTTAAATCTATGTATGGAGGATTACATTTTCTGGCAGCAGGAGAACCCAAAAGTTGAAGTCTCATATGATATAGGTGATGATAAATATCCAATAGCAATAAGACCTGATCTTCATTTCGGGGAGATTGTTGATGAGTCGACATATCCTGAAAAGTATGAGGTTGGTACGAAATTTATTATCAGAATGCCTATCAAGATGGATGGTTGGGTGTTCAAAAGCACTACTTTGAAACCTATTAGAAAAATCCGTCTTACCGTGTATGATAAAGATGATGTGACTGATTACTCGGAAATTATAGGACCTGATCCCAATACTGGATTAGAACAAGCTTTGAAATTCTTTAGGAAGTCAATTTATAACATTATTGCAGTTAGTATTTTAGATGGAAAAATAACAGTGGCTGGGAAGTATGGAATTGACTTCTCTGTAGGTGAAAAGATAGTTATAAGAGACTCCACAGGAAATGATGGAATGTATACTGTTTCTATCGTTTCTCAAGGAGCTGATAGTACAGTATTAGTAGTAGAAGAACCATTATATAGTTCCGTTGTAGATGGCGTAATTCAAAAAAGGAATTAATATGTTTTATGAACTACTTGTTAGTTAGGAGGTTTTTGATATGAGTATATACTTGTCAGCCGGCGTATATGTTTCAGAAAAAGATGTGTCCGATATTGTCCCGCGTGTTGCTAGTGCTTCGGCGGCAATAGTTGGATACTCGGTTAAGGGAAGTATTGATAACATCATCTTGGTTACGGATGACCAACAGTTTATAGATGAGTATGGAGAACCCGATCCCGCTTCGGGCCACTGCTTTCATTATGCAGCTCTAGCTTACTTGAAGAAGGGTAACGCTTTGTACTGCCTTAGAGTAGTAAATGGAGCTAAGTATGGTGGTGTTGATATCATGAAGGATACATCTCTTCATGTCAACGACCCATTCAATGCTGGCCACTCCAGTGCAGTTTTTAGTGCAGAATCTGGAATGTTAAATGATACTCTCTTCCAGATCTTTGGAGCCAATCCAGGTGCATGGAACAACAGGATTGGTATTAAGATTCAGAATGTTAAGCAGAGTACTGATCCAGTTCCAACTGACCAGTATACATTTGAGATAGTGGTATATTGGCAAGATGACGATGGAAACTGGGCACAAGTTGAGAATTGGAAAGTTTCGAGAAAGAACAAGATTGATGGGTATGGTAAAGACTTATATCTTGAAGACAAGATTAATGATATTAGCAAGTATATAGTAGTTGCTGACTCTGATATAGCAGATACTGTTCTTCCTCTTGCTCAAGCTACAAGATTGGATTTTGCTTACGGAAATGATGGCAGTGCTCTTTCAACTCTTGGTACAGAAGTAGCAAATGGGTGGGATGAGTTTGCAAATCCAGATGAGATCGATGTTAGGTTGCTTATCAATGGTGGTGAAACAGCAGTAGAGGTTCAAACCAAAATGAGAGATGTAGCTGAGAGTAGATATGACTGCTTTGCTGTTCTAGATATACCCTGGGGAGACACGGGTTCTATTCTAGATATGGTTTCATTTAGAACTACTGATCTGAACTTTAATAGCAGCTACTGTGGTTTGTATGGACCGTGGATCCAAATTCACGACCCATATAATGACAAACTTATCTACGTCCCGCCTTCAGGGTATGTAGCAGCTCAATGTGCTTATAATGATTATGTAGCTGATCCGTGGGATGCTGTTGCTGGATTTAACAGAGGTGTTATTGATGATGCCCTGAAAGTTACATTATCAACTGGTAGAATACTTACGGAAGGGGATAGAGATACCCTTTACCAGAATCAGATTAACCCAATTCAAACGTTTAGAGGTGAAGGTCATGTAATCTGGGGTCAGAAAACTCTCCAGAAAAAATCTTCAGCATTGAGTAGTATAAATGTCAGGCGGTTGCTCATCGTTCTCGAAAAATCAATAGCTATCTCTTTGAGGAGTTATGTATTTGAGGGCAATACCGAGGTAACTAGATTTAGAGTTACTGCGCTGTTGGATGAGTATTTAGAGAGACTATCATCTCAAGGGGCTTTCCAAACCGAAGGTGGGGATCGAGGATATCACGTAGTTTGTGATGAATCGAATAATACTGCAGCAGTTATAGATGATCAGGTACTTGCAGTTGATGTGTTT